ACCCGAACATCGCCTGCCCCAGAGCACGCCGCACATTCGGGTCCTCAATGTTGTCGAGGATCTTCTGAAGTTTCTCGTCGCCCTCCAACTCCACAGAAAACTCCGTCATGATGGCCCGATCCTGATCACTGTGTGATGGGCGCCGTTCTGATCGTGGGGCACATCGACGCCGATGATAATCGGCTCCGACCCATCCGCGAGAACGAGACGATAATCCGTCGTCACCGTAGGGGTGCCGTACACGTACACCTTTCCCGTCTCCGTCACTTCCCGGCCGTCCTGATCCCGGGACAGGGACGTCTCCGACACGAGATGGGCACACGCCGTCACACCGCTCGCGGAGAACGTCCGCTTGCCGTACTTGTCCGTACTCGCCGGCGGGTACAAGGTGACCCGCTCGGAGAATAACTCCAGATACGCCGACTCGATCGCCATCAGGTGCGGTTATCCATCTGTCCGACGACGAAGTCGCTGCCCTCATCTTCTTCACTCCGCTCCACCGTCGGCAACAGCGAGTTCGCGTTCGCCACCGGTGCCGCAGGGTATCGGCGGAACCGCTCAGACTCCAGATGTCGCCGCAGCGCCTCCCACTGCTCCAGACGATCCCCAAGTTTCCGCGACAGGGACAGATCTCCGACGCTCTTGGACTCCTCCGCCGCCCGGGAAGCCTTCGCGATCAAAGCCACGACCGACGCGACCGCCGCCGAGTACGCGTCATCTGCGTACGCGTCGATGAGGTAGTTGATCTCCTCATTCGACAGCAGTTGATCAGTCGTGTCCGTGTCTTGGATGAGGAACCGGACCTCGTCGAGAGTGCTGCTCGACGGGTTTCCGCTGTAGGACCACGTCATCGTGTACCTCCTGCCGGACAGTGTATCCCGATGTGGACGTGCCCGGACTCGAACCGGGGTTCCCGCTGCTTCCCTCGTGGGGCCTTGCGGCGGGGCTCACCATGTCACGCCCCACGCGCAGATCCCCACTCACACTAGGGATCTGCCCGCATATGCGAGCGGGCACCACTCGGGGGTGAGTGATGCCCGCGCCGCGGTATTCAGTTAGAACTAGGCGACTGCGCTCGTCCAGAAATAGCCGAGGTCAGCGCCGACGACCTTGTTGTCGAACGCGATCTCGGACTCGATCCGGGTCGCCTTCAGGCTCTCCAGACGGAACGAGGACGTGCCGATGGTCGCGCCGAGACCCTGCGACACTCCGGTCCACTGGAAGTGGTAGCCGGCGGACGGGGTCAGCAAACCCGGGTTCGGGGCGACGTGCGCGAGCAGCGCAGTCTTGCCGGTGGCGAAGGAGTACGCCTCCGATGCGCCTTCGGCGTTCGTCGCACGGATCGCCTTCGACACGAGCACGCGATCGATGTCGAACATGCGGGCGAGCATGTCCTCGGTGATGGTCTGCGAGGAGGTGTACTTGATCCGGTCCACGAGATCCGGGTGGTGCTTCAGGCTGCGGAACACGTCGTAGCCGAGCACGAGGGTGTTCGCCTGCATCCCGGTCACAGACAGGATGTCAGCCTTGGCTTCCTCGATGTCGTCAATCGGGTCGCTGTCGGTGTAGTTGTCCCACTGCACGAACTCGCCGGTCGAAGCGCCCGAGGCGACACCGGTCGCGGTGGGGCCCCACACGCCGGCGGTCATGTAGTCCGACACGAACTGCAACTCGCGGCGGAGCAGGAGACGGTGAGTAACGAACTCGGCTGCCTCACGGTCCACGTTGATCGGAGCGTCCGCGTTGGCGCGGGTCTGATCGCCGATGTCCTTATGGATCGCGTACACGTCGGCGTAGTAGGTCTCCGTGGTGATGTTGTACCCGGAGCCAACCGACTCGGTGCCGTCGGCGCGGACCTGTGCCTCGTCACGCAGCCAGTCGTTCTTCGTGTATTTGAAGTACTTGTCCGACTGCTTGTCCACCGGGACGATCGGGAACACCTTGTCCGCGATGAAGTTCTCGGCGCGCTGCATGTACGCGACGGAGATGTTGGTCAGGATTGCGTCAACATGCACCTGACTTTGGGTGGGCTGTGGCATCTCTTATCTCTCCCTTAGAGTCCGCGGCCTGCGTTGGCGCAGTCGATGACGGCAGTGGTGATAGCGCCCGACGCGGCATCCTCGACGAAAGTGCCGACGAGGTAGGCGGCGGAGCCGGAGCCACCCACGACGAGGGTGACGGCGTTAGCGGACGCGTTAGCGAACAGCGGCTGACCCACCGAAGCGGATCCGCCGGCGTTGACCTTTGTGCCGCCGACGATGACGACCTCAGCGATCTCGCCGGAGGCCGGGTCGTTCTGCAGGACACCGAACGGGCGATCGGTCGCGCCGTCCACGGCCACGACGTCGCCGGTGCCGTTGTCCAACTTCACGAACTTGTACTGCGAGGACGAAAGATCAGCACCGGCTACCCGGCTGACCTTGACCGCGCTGTTAGAGAACTCGTAAGCCATGTCTCAGGCTCCCTTCTCGATCAGGTAGTCGTTGTACAGCGAGGGGTTCTCAACGGCCACCTGAGAGAGCGCCTGCTCCATGGTGCCTGCCTTGCCCTCTGCCACCGCTGCCTTGGCGAGGGAAGTCATCTTCTCGATGGCGTCACCCTTCGGGGTGTAGCCCTTGCCGACCTCAGTGAAGATGTCAGCGGACTCGTTCTGCGCGTCGGCGGAGATCAGTGCGTCTTCGACGGACTTCGCCAGTTCGGCGTCCATCGCGGCGAGACGGCGCAGCGCGGGGCCGACCTTCTCAGCGTCGAGGGACAAGTGGCTGAAGGTCTCGCGAGCCTTCTCGATCGCCTCCGCGTCGGCGCGATCTTCGCGCTCCTTCACGAGGGCGGCTTCGGCTTCGGCCTTCGCCTTCGCCATGTCGACGAGCGCCTTGCGGACGTCTTCCGGGGCGGACTTCGCGAGAGCCACGACGGACTCTTCCATCATGTCTTCGCCTTCCATCGGCTCGTCGTCTTCGGGCTTCTCATCCATCATGCCTTCGAGTTCAGCGATCCGGGCTTCCAGTTCGGCGATACGAGCCTGAGCCATGGCGAGTTCTTCCTCGACCTGCTTCTCCTCGTAGTCCATGCCCTTCTCGTCCTCGTCGGTCATAGCCTTCTGCTCATCCACGGTTTCCGTGGCTTCACTCATGCTTGCCTCCATCGGTTCCGGCAGAGCGCGTTCCACGTCTGCCACGGTTGCCGTGTCGGAGGCTTTGATCACGAGCCAACCCTCGTGCAGATGAGCAGGGTGATCAACACCCGACGTCTCCTCGATTAGGAGATTCGTCATCTTCGGGGCTTTGTTCGGCACGCGCACCTCCAACGTCTCGGTCTAGGATACACGATCACGCGAGGGCGCTACGAGAATACGTCCACCCCGACCGCCCTATGGCTGATCGGGGTGAACGAGTCGGCGTTGATCTACTCGAACTTGTACTGCTGATCGGGGCAGAGGATGACAGGCGCGGTCGCGATGACAGCGACGATGGAGTCCTCCGCGATGCCGGCATCTGATTCGTACACGAGGAGCGCGAGGTCGTACAGGTCACCGCCCGCGCGGAGTAGGTCGCACGTGGACACCCCGAGGTCGATCGTTGCTTTCTTCCCGGCGTATCGCACGAACGGATCGACCTGCTTGACGGTGCGCCAGAACCGGTTCCGCTTCTTCTTCGGATAGTCGGACTTCTTCGCCTGCACGATCGTCGGCTGCTGCGCGGGTGCTGCCGCTGCGGGTGGAGCAGTAAGTACCGCTCCGGCGATGAGTGCCGCGGATGCGACGGCGGTGATCTTCTTCATGTGGTCCCCTCTCAGGGTTAGCGTCGCGGCTGTCGCCGCCTGATCTCTACAGTCCTTCGACCCATCCGGCGACGCCGAGGATGAGCAGGAAGCCCGTCAGCGCAGTCCATGCGACGACGAGATGTCCCCTGCGGGTGAGTGTCATGATGTTCCCCTCTCGTGCGCCCCCTCAGGCGCCTCTAGGGAAGACTGTACCCCTCCGGTGCCTATTCGGCGACGAAGAGCGTGCCGCGTGTCGTCGTCGACGCTTCACGGTCAGCGGGGAACTCCGTCGGGTCGCTGTTGAGCCCGAGTCGGACGGTGATGTTGTCCTGATCGTCGACGGACTCGACGATGACGTGACGGATCCGCCCCTCGTACTCCGCCTTGATCGCGGTGCCGGGTCGGATGATCTTCGCCATGTGTCTAGCCTACAGGAGGTCGAGGAGTTCGAGGATCTCCTGATCGTCTTCGGCGATGGTGCGGCCTCTGCCGGCTGCTCGTCCTGTGAGCGTGATGTCGCCGATGCTAGAGCCG